GAATGCTGGATTCTGCTGATAAATGACGCCGAGTTTAACTTTTACAGTCATGATGTAGTACCTTTCAAGTATGATGTGATAAATTGGTCATTGATAATACGCGATTCAAAGTCTGTAATCAAGTTGAAGTGATTTGTAATCGTGTAGGAAATCAATTTAGGGTCCACACCAGCTTCAGAAGCGTGATTTGCTACGCCACCTGAATTGATTGCTGATGTGTGTGGATTATTTGGGCGAGCAATCTCGATGACTTCTCCACCCATATCTCTGATTGCTTGCGCTTCATTGTCGAATCGACAGTCAGAAATGAGAATGATTGCATTTGGATTGATGTCATTAGTTTCTTGCCAAATTTGTTTGGCACGAATGATCCAGATGTCATCATTGATGAGATGACGACCCCATTCCGTTCCAAGGGTCTGCAACAGTGTTCGAGGGCTGACACCATATGCCTCGATGACTTCATTCTTTCGAACTGGGTCATGAGATTGCATCTCGACTTCACCACCGAGCATTGCAGCTAGACCTCGACGGAGAGGTCCAGCAAACGAATAGTGATATGGAGCTTCTTGTGAGAAGAAATTTGTGTATTTCAATTGTAGAGCTTTGACTGCAGTATCCTTACCACATCCAGCTCGACCAGTAAAACCTATGATCTTCATGCGTTGATTCCTTTGTAGATGTCGAATATGTGTGATTCGACCGTTGACCACGTCTTTGTCAGCAAACATACATTCGAGAAAAATTTGTCGTCAGTGACGTCAAGCCCAACCCAAGATGGAAGACCAATGTCGTCGATGTATTGTTGAATGTCTTCCTTGTTGCCTTCGAGTTCAACGATAACCAAACCAGCAAGATCTTCTTCAAACACATCGAGTTCGAACTTCTGACCTTCAATTAGCAAGTCATATCGAGTCTTGGTAATGAGCTTTGGACACATCTTAATGAGACTGTCGGCGTGAACAGGCATGATTGGAAATTCAATCTCAAGGCACGCACCTTCATTCTTCAATCCTTTAATAGTGATGAATGACTGATCGTTGACAACACGACGAACTCGAACAACACGCTCTGGGTCAGTCGATAGATAACCTTGAACGATTCGCTTCTTCGCAACGATGTATGGAAGTAAATCATTCAATTTTGTGCTGTCGAGATCGACGAGATATTTGCGTTCATATTCAATCATTGCGCTTCCTTACGCATTTCGACACCTGTTTTTCATAATCGCTCGTGCTTTTTGGTGTGTAGGCTTTTGCAAATCCACCACGGGAAGAAAATCGCGGGCGACCCTTTGGCACTGGCGCGCCTCCAATAGTCAAGCTGATTTTCATCGCATCTCCTCAAGCATCTTGTTTGTCATATCCAGTAACTCTTTCTGTGTGCCAAATTTATTTAGAAACAACCAAGGCTGACCGTGTACGCTTGGATGCTCGTCATTGCCGTATTGGTGATGCGTAGGACATAGCGGGATTGTGTCTGAATTATTTGCTTTTTTACCCATCGCCCGATATTTAATCCCTAGCAAGTGATGGATATGTGGCTCGCTCCACGTTTTGTAATAAACGCGGCACACAACACACCCAAGGCGCGCGAGCTGGTCAAACCGCTTGTTCTTCATCTTTATCATTCATGCGCGACAAAACACCTATCGCAAAATTAAGAGCTTCGGTAAGCTCTTTTGGAATTGTTGCAGGATGATTAAACACGTCGTCAACATCTGTCCTCCATTCGTTGTGCTGCTTTAGCACGTCATGTGCTTTTTTTGCATTCATTTTTTTAACCTCAAAATTATTCTTTGCCGCCAACAAATCTGCATCATTGGATTCTTTTAACAGTTTCGTCGCTCATACCACCAATCCCTCGACTCCAACAACGCGCCGCCGACCATCACGGCAAAATCCGCACTTGCCACCTACAAGCCGCGCAAAATACTCGCCGCATCCGTCGCAATCACCTGCCACACCATCAGGCATCACCACATCGCGCATTGCCTTCGAGTTCTTGTCCCACATAGGAACGATATGGACAGGCTTCTGCATTGGGTCGAGTCCAGTAGCCTTGCAGTAGCTCAACACCATCAAGATGGAGTTCTTTGCTGCGCCTAGGTAGAGCGAACTACTCAGCACGCCGATTAGGTCGGTCTCGCTCATTGCCATTGACGGTAGTGCGGATTTTTGTATTGTTACTTCTGTTGATGCGTTCATTTCAAATCTCCTTGTTTTAATTTTGCTGCCTCAAAGCGTCTAACTTGCCCGATGCTGCGGGTGTGAAAGCGGCACAAATCGTAAATATACAAGCGCGCATTGCGCGCCATGCGGTTAATTTCCAAGCGCGCCAGCAAGGCTTGCTCATCAATCGCTTGGTGGCGGCGTTGTTGTTCAGTCATGCTAAGCGCACCGAGATGCTACCAACCGCCTGCATAGTTGCCAGCCCTGTGCGCATCGCATTCTTGGTTGTCACACATCGTAATGTCAGCCATTTCGATTCATCCTTCACTGCGCGAGCTACACACCTGCTTCTAAAAACTCAATCGCAGCGCGATACGATTCTGCGTTGCGCTCTTCCAAATCCGCCTGATCCAAGTTTCCCTCCGTGCGGTTAATCACGGCATTCGTCGTACAGATTTTTGCTTGCGCCTCTAAAACATCAATTGCTTTTTTCATGTCTCTCTCCTAGTTAGTCACAACATCATCCAATGCCCACGACGGGCGCGTTGTGCGCGCCGTCGCGCGCGCCGACGCTTCATTTACTGCGCTCATCGCGTAGCTGCCACGCAAGCCAAACAAGCACCGCAATCTGGACAATTACCAAACACCCGCAAAATTCACAATATCCCTGCCAAAATTTAAGCATAACGCCTCCTATTAAATTAAAAATTCGCCCGCATTCATGCGCTGATACACCCCTTGCAGCGCACGGCTGTATTCGCCCTTGGTACACAAATATATGGAGCGTCGTATGCTTTTTGTGCACCATAGACACCAACCGCAGTCGAAAGTAAATCACGAAACTCATCTGTATGTCCATGGACAAACGATGCGAATCCTGCATTATCTTTCTCTACAGAAAGAATGTTTTCTCGGGATTGTGACCACAGATCTCCATGACGATCAGCTACAACTGCTGCATTGGTTCCGTGGAGTTTGACTGTGCCTTGAAAGCGGAGTGACGGCTTTGGCAGATGATGCAAATAGATTGGTTCTCCATTTGCATCCTGTCCACCGTAAGCCGCACGATGTTGAACGTTCTTGATTACGTTACGAAATTGTTCGATACTAGGCCACTTAATCATCTTCATATATCACCTCACGTAGAAAGTTGAAATGATATGTGATTCTGTAACCTTACTCAAGTCATCTTGCGAGGCCAAATGTACCAAGACGCTCAACAAGTTCCTTTTCCCATTCAGTGAACGGACCGAATGTATTGCAGACATACGCCATTGTCGTATTCGTGTTGTCTGGAACTTCAAGTGTGTAAAGAATCTCATCACGACCCTTCTTCCACTTCGAACCACGTTGACGTGCAGCAGCTGATGCTTCATATATTCGCTCAGGAAGAACGATGCCGACGCAAGTCAATGCGCCATTCAGTGACTGACCATCCTCATTAAAATACTGCCATGGGAACGTGTTATTGTCGCTTCCAACGAAAGTCATCAGTTCGTCAAGAGTTTCACAATTCCCGCCGTTCAAGACGACCATCGTTTTGTGGTTACGAGACCAATCATGCAGTTGCAGAAAATGGTTGTGATATTGAATATCACCCATCCCATATTTGTTGAACAACTCATGGACTACGTGAGCTGACTGAATTCCTTGTTGTATCGACGACAAGTAGTAGTTGCAAAATGTGTACAGACGCATAATTTTCCTTAGGCGAACATCGCCAAACCTTCAGATTCCCAAATCCAAACGCCGCATGCTTCAAGTTCATTGACTTGTTCTTGAGTAATGACGGCAACCAATTCATCTAAATCAACATCAAGGAAGATTTGGTCATGTTCGGCTGCTGAAATCATGTCACCAGTTTTTCCCGGCAAAATCTTCTCGAGCAACAGGAACGCATGTAAGTCTTGACGACCAGACAATTTGTTCTCAATTTCATCGAACACCAAATCGACACCATCGGCGATATCAAACATCTCTTGCAGCTTTTCAGCACTTTCAAAGCTCATCACAAACTCCTTGTAATTAGGGTTACCCGTTTATTCGGGAATTTTTTGACGAGATGAGCTTTGAGCTTTTTGTGACCATGCTCATAATACAATTCGTCAAAGTAACAACCATTGAGTTTCACAGTGTAAAACATTCTTATCCTTTCATCACGTGAGGGTACAAATCTTTCCAGTTATCAGTCAACTTCATCGCTTCGATTCTTGCTTCTTCGATTCTCTCTTTGATGAGTTTCTTGTCTTTGCAAGCAAGAGCAATCTCACCAGCATTGACAGAAAGAACCTTGTTTGCCCAATCCATGATGATTTCAGGAATCATTTCATCACGATACTTTACAACAGTCAACGCAGTCCAGAATCGTTCTGTTCGACGGAACAAATCAACACTCATGTAAAAATTGAGTATGTCTTTTCTCGTTGTCTGGTGCGACATTGATTTGAAGAACTTGACACACTTCGTCGCAGTCAATGCCAAGTCAAAGATGTCAGAGGGGATTCGATTTTCGTGAAATTCCTCTTCAGTTGTATCCTTGAACATCGCAGCGCATCGAATTATCAACGGCTGACTTTCATCGGCTGCTGCTTCGAACGACGAATAGCACGCTCGTTCGTATATAGGCAACTTCTTCAATGCTCCACATGAATCGAGAACGCACCAGATTTGCCAGAAGTGCTTTTCGCGCAGACCCTTATCAAATTCAGCCCAGACACGTTCAGGAACAAGTGAATCAAATTCACCGTTATTGACCATCTCTTCCATCATCAACAGCGTATCGATGTGGATTGTGAAGTTGTATCGAGCTGCAAATCGAGCAATGCGAAGGATTCGAACTGGGTCTTCTCTGAATGCATCACTTGTGTGACGCAAAACATGATTCTTCAAATCTGCCTGTCCACCAAAGAAATCGTACAACTTACCTTCTTCTTCGTCCCATGCCATTGCGTTGATTGTCAAATCACGCCGACGCAAGTCTTCTTCAAGAGTGACTTCTGGTGAGTGGTCCGTTTCGAAACCCTGATATCCAGCAGCAACTTTTCGTTCAACACGAGCCAGAGCATATTCTTCTCCAGTTTCAGGATGGAGGAACACTGGAAAGTCAGCTCCAACCTGCTTGAAGCCGCGCAGAATCATTTCCTCGGGCGTGGAGCCAACGACTACGTAGTCTTTATCCTTCGGCTCAATTCCAAGCAGCAAATCGCGAACAGCACCACCAACGAGATATGTTTTCATTCGAATATGCTGAACACGTCATCTATCAAACCACCGACATCGTCAATGATTCCAGTTTCGTCGTTCACCTTCTTCACAAGTTCATTTGTCAAACCTGCTGCGACAGAGCCAACAACAGCTCCACCCAACAGACCAGTGAGACCACCATCCAGCTTTTCAGATACTAGGTCTCCAGTCGCGGCGCCGACACCAAGGTCAATCAGACCTGTTACAATATCTTTTCCTTGCATTATTTCTTCCTTCCAATAGCTTGGTCGAACTGCTCAACGACACGCTCAAATGTATCAGCTGTATTTTTATCCTCACGAATTTCAACATGGCGTGGAAGGAACAGAGAATACAGAGTGTTGTTTCCTGTTGGTGGCATGATATTGTTGAATCGAACGCACATAATCTTTTCGAGAATCTCGTCACCCATGTCGTGCAACTCTTTTCGACGTTTGTCAGTGAATCCTGAAACATTCACTTCGAGTTTTCCGCAACTTGTGCGACAGGTGATTGAACCGAATGTTGCTGCATTCTTTCCATTGCCTTCAGTCTTTCCAACAATGACCAGATCAACATCACATTCAACTTTCAATTTGATCTGGTCTCGAGATGTATTGTCAGCCCAAATTCCGGACCGAGTCTTGATGATTGTTCCTTCATAACCCAGTTCAACCAGGTCAAAGTAATGTTCATATGCCTCGTCGAGAGAGTATACAACTTTTGTCGGAATGATTTCCAAACTCGCACGACGAGTACCAATTCCACCAGCGAGATAGTTGCACAGTTGACCAAACCGATCTTCATATGTCATACTGACTTTTCCGCCAGGAACTGCTTGGTCGAGAGGGATGATATCCCAAACGACAAATACTGGTCGCTCACCTGCTTCAAAATTTCCACCCTTGGCAAC